CACCTCGCCAGCCCGCACCCAGTTCGTGTCCAGTTTCCTGTTTGATGGCTTGACAATCTGAAGCAACTGGTCGGCGGCTGTGCCCCAGTTGAACGCCACTGTTTCCTCGGCCCGAGCCAACGCCTGTTTGCGGTACTTACCGAGATGCTGTCTTACGTCCTGAATGGCGTCCACCAACTCGTCAAGGTTTGGCTCATCCCAATTACCGACATTGTCCCACTTGCCTATCTTTGCGGGAGATGGGCTAGTGGAGATGCGATGCGTTGCCAGGTCGGAGAACTCGCGATGCCCGTGGGCGTCAGTGAGGATAGTTGGCACACCAGCAGAGATGGCTTGCAGTGGCATCAACCCGAACCCTTCGCCCCTGGAAGCAGAGATGAACACATCGGCAGACCGCACCAACTCGACCTCTTCCTCCAGGGTCATCCAGTCGTCATGCACCACCACGTTCGGCCAGTTGCGTATCTCGGGTGCACCCCTGTGTGGCGGCACAATCTTCAAATGCAACTCGGCGTTAGGCATACCTAACTTTTGGAACGCTTCAAGAACAACGTCCAGACCTTTGCGTTTCCACTCGGAACCACCAGCCACAATCCTGAACTTCTCATTCTCGGGTCTTACGGCAGGATGCCAAACCGTGCGGTCAACGCCAAGCGGAATGACGTGCACGTTGTCGTGGTACTGGGAGAACAGGTCGAAGTTGTGCATGCAGGGCACGATGACGGTTTCGAACTGGGGCAGGTATTCGTAGAACTTTGGTGGGAGTTTGTCTGTTTCCCACATCGTAAGAATTGTTTTCCTAGTTCCATGTAGCCAGCCCTTGACCATGTCAGGTTGAGTAGCCCAAACCGTGTGCTCCGCTTTTTCATCCAACTGGACACGTTCGGCCAGGGCGTCACGCAGGGAAACGAACATTCTTCCGTAGCCGACCTTCGGCAGGTCGGGCCCGAAGAAGTTTAGAAGTCGGGAAGAATACCTGTCTCCACCTGCCATGACTCTTTCGCTTTCTTCTCGACTTCTGCCGCACCGTCAATCTTCTTCGGCTGTAAACCATTGGCTCTCAGCCGCTTGTATGCGGGCATGTCTTTGTTCCAGTTACGTTCGGTCTGATTGACTTCGGCAACCTTAGCCCCACGGGTGGTGGTCGTGTTCGTGCCTGTGCGGACGTGCGCTATGCGACAGCCAAAGCGCCACAAGAGCCTGTATCAACCCATTGCGCTGACGCTGGGCAGTATGCGCCCCGATGTGCTGTTTGTACAGGAGCCGAGGTATCTGCTTGTGTGGTGCGGCGAGGATGGTGCGGACACAGAGTTCGTAGTCGTCTGCTATCGGAAGGTCGGGGTTATGCCCGCCGAGTTCGCGGTACAGGTCTGCTCGCCATGCCCGCACATGGTTCGGTGCAGAGACGATGTGGCTCATTGTGGTCAGGTTGATGGGTGGGGCTTGCATGACCCAGACACCGTGTTCTTCTGACCAGTAGTGGTTGCCGTAGCCGAACGCCCAGCCGTCGGGGTATTTTCCTGATTGTCCGTCGGGCAGTATCTCGCACCAGTCGGAGTACACGAAGCCAGCGTCAGAGTGGTAGAACGCGCCCGCTACTTCTTTGAGGCAATCGGGGGTTAGTTCGTCGTCGTGGTCTAGTTCGACCAGCACTTCCCCTGTGGCAACCATGAACGCTTTGCGTTTGACCGCACCAATAGAACCAGAATGAACATGGGAACGGTGGATGCTGACCTTGTATCGTTCGTCAGAAGCGAACCCGTATACCTGTTGCCATACTGCGTCGGTGGTTGAGTCGTCCCAGATGACCCATTCCCACTGCTTGTACGTTTGTGCTTTCAGGGATGCCCAGGTGCGGGCGAGGATGTCTGGGGGTGTGTTGTAGGTCGTGGTTACGACACTGATTTTCATGCCCCTCCAGGCTGGCTAAAGGCCGAACAGCAGTTTTGCTTCGTCCTCGGTCAAACCAATAGTCGCCAACTTCGCAAGAGCAGAAGCCTTCTTGTCCGCGACGGCTTGCTTCTCGGCGGCAATCATGTCAAGAGTTGCCTGCCACTTGTCGTCAAGTTCAGCCTTCGTTGGCTTCGGGGTGTCGGAGAGCCAGGTGAGGCCGTCGTATTCGTCGCCGTTCAACGTCCATTCGGAGCCTGCGTAGTGGCGGGTGAGGATGGCGGGGTAGTCAATCATAAGGGTTCCTATTCTATCCAGAGATTTCCATCACGGTAATTGTTGATGCGCCTCGCATGTGTGTCGTGTTGTCGGTATCCGTGAAGCCTCTGTTGACCATAATTTGCGAGCCTGCTTGGTCGCCCGTGTATTGAATTTTGTAAGTCGTCGCGCTCGTCGTCGCGGGACTATCCAACACGCAAAGACCATGCGAGCCGATGCCCTGATTAGCCGCCGATAACGGCGCACCCGTTCCCATTGTCACTAATCGACGACTACCAGCGGACGCACCTGCGCCGATAACTGTTGAACCGCGAAGCAAAGCCCAACCGCCAGCAGTATTCAAGCCAGCCGAAATGTGAGCAAACGCCAAAATTTTGCTACTTGCAGCCGATGGGGTAATCGAGACACTCAGTCCCGTGATGTCTGTGAAACCTGTTCCGACGGTGGCGGTGAATGTGTCGTTTTTTATTGTTTGGACGACCTGCAACACTTGACCAGCCAGGGCTTTTCTGTACGCCACCCACCCAGACCCGTCATACGTCAACAACAAATCCGTGTCAGTCTCATAAATCGTTTGCCCCTCAAACGGAGCCGCAGGACGAGTCGTGCTAGTGCACACCCCAGGCTTCAAAATCGAGGAAGCGCCGATAACAGAACTAAGAGGCATTATCCAGCAATCTCCATAAGGGTAATCGTAGACGGGTATCGAGCATTGTCTCCACGGTCTGCATCGTCGCCAGTTGCGCCAACCAAAATGTTGATTGCTGCGGCAGAGGAGTTCTGCCCTTTTACTTGGATTTTGTATGTAGTGGAACTTGTGGTCGCTGGAGAATCCAAAAATTGAAAACTCAAATTAGTATTTATTCCAGTTTTGTATGAAGCCGCAGAGGCCCTAATTCGATTTGAAGCCGCGTCGCCAATACAAATGTCCGTAGAGCCACGCACCAGTTTTGCCATTGCTGTGCCAGTGCCCTGCATGGCAATGAGGCTTACCATAACAAACACTTTGCTCGACGTAGATGTTGGCGTGATGCTTGCGGTAAGACCAGTTACATCCGTGTAGGTTGTGCTGGTAAGCGAGTAGGTGTCAGTTTTGGTTGTAGAAACTATTTGCAATACAGTCCCATTTGTCGGGTCTGAATACGACAAAGTTTTCCATGCCGAACCGTTCCAAATGCGAACAAGATTTGTGTCCGTCTCGTAAATCATCATCCCGTCAAACGGAGAAGCAGGCCGAGTCGTCGAGGTGCAAACACCTGGGCGTAGACCGCGAGTGGTAGCCGAAATGCTCATCCCGCAATCTCCATAACCGTAATCGTGCTGGCACCTCGGGTATACGTATCGTTGTCCGTATCGGTCGGAGTGCGGTTTATGTATGTTGTCGTGGTTCCATCGCCAGCCGCTATTTGAACTCCATAAGTGGTTGCCGATGTTGTTGCTGGACTATCTAAATAAACTAAAACGGCGTTGTTTATTTGAGTGTTGACTGCTGGCAAACTTGCTGAAGCAACAGAAATACGGCTTCCTGCCGTTGTTCCGACGTATGATGTGGTGTTTCCGCCAGTAATTTTGAGCCATGTGCTTCCGTTGTTCCCGCCAAACGAAACTTGGACAATGACTAAAACCTTGTTTGATGTTGATGATGGGGTAATGGCGGCGGTCAGTCCTGTAACGCTTGTAAATGTTTTGCCAGAACTATGTGTGTAAGTGTCGGTCTTGGTGGTGCTAACCACCTGCAACACTGCGCCAGCCTTCGGGTACACGTCAGCGGTCTTGTACACCCACGAAGACCCGTCATACACCGCAATCTTATCTGTGTCGGTCTCATAAATAACCTGACCGTTGTAAGGTGCCGCGGGACGAGCGGAACTAGTTGTTACGCCAGGACGCAAACCGCCCGTACCGTAAACGTTGTCAATCCCCATTAAGCGGTCTGCTTCTCCCAGCCGATAGCCGTCACATTCACCTTATTCGCAGTATCAGCCAAACCCTGCAACGTCTCAGTCGCCGCCAACACCAAAGCCGTATCCCAAATAATCGTGTCGTTCGCACCAATCGGCATCGTGTCAATCACACGATTAGCCGCAGTAGCCGCCGTACCAATAGCAAGAGTAAACGTACGCTCCACCGTATCCGTGTTCGTAATAACTATCTGCTTGATGATTTCTGCGTAGCCAGTTGCCGCTGTGCAGATAGTCGTAGTGGTGGTACCCAACTGTGTCGGGCCACCAAGCCGAGATTCGTTCCTGTCACCAACAGCCATCTCTAAACTCCTACATCCATAATGATAATTGCCGCGAACCCTGTGTTCGTAATCGGATTAGTCGCAGGTGCGTCAATCCAGGTCGTATTGTAGTTCGTGCCATCAACTTTCGATAGCAACTGACCCGCTGTGCCACCAACGGCAACACCAGGCCCCTGTGCACCTTGAGGTCCTTGAGCGCCTTGAGGTCCCTGCGGGCCTTGTGCGCCAGTTGCGCCCTGTGCGCCAGTTGCACCTTGCGGACCAACATCACCCTGCGGACCCTGCGGCCCCTGAGCGCCCTGCGGTCCCTGGGAACCAGTTGGGCCAGCCGCACCTTGAGAACCCTGCGGACCTTGCGCACCCTGCGGACCAGTATCTCCCTGCGGGCCACTAGCACCAGTAGCACCCTGCGGACCTTGAGAACCAGTCGCACCAGTAGCACCCTGGGCTCCTTGCGGGCCTGTGCCTCCCTGCGCACCAGTAGGACCAGCAGAACCCTGCGCCCCCTGAGGGCCAGTCGCACCCTGCGGGCCAACCGCGCCCTGTGCGCCTTGTGCGCCCTGTGAACCTTGTGGGCCTTGTGCACCTTGAGAGCCTTGTGCTCCTTGTGCGCCAATCGACATCCATGCGGAACCGTTCCAGAACTGCATGGTGTCCAGGCTCTTGACGAACGTGACCATGCCCTCTGTAACAGAGAACGCTCCAGCGGAACCGAAGTACACCTCGCGGTCATACTCGGTATCGAAAACGCCGACGACCTGGGAAGCAATGTAGTTGTTGAGTTCTGCGGACTCGATGGTCTCGCTAGTGAACTTTTTGAATCCAGCCATACCTAACTTCCAAGAACCGCGGTCGAGTCGAGTTCACCCGAATAGGTGGAGTCTAGTTCAAATACGCCATCCAAAATCGTGTATCCCTTCGACTCCAGGAACGCGGCCTGTGCGTCGGTCACATAGTTGTAATGCCCGCCCAGGAACTCGTATTTGATGGTGGATTCGTCTGATGGCTGGATTTCTACGACTGTGTCATCGTTGAGCCAGTAAATGTTTTTGCCCCTGGGGGTGGGTCGGATGTGCCGCATGATACCTGGCTTGTCGTATCGGGTGGCTGATTCGGCGTACCGAACAAAGTTGTCTGTCGGTGGCAGAAATTGGGGCATGGTGTGAAGATGATACCAAAACAGAAAAGCCCCCCCGCCGAAGCAGGGGGGCAGTTCCGTAACTAAGGATTACTTAGTTGGAGCCGATGCTCGAAGACGACTCGATGCGACGGAGGCTTGCCTCGCGGAAGCGACCGTAGCCACCCAGCCAGTACCAGCCGAGCGGCTGGAGACGCATGAGCAGGTCGGTGACGTTGCCGCGGACAATCTTCGGCACAGCGCCGTTTCCATCCGTCGTGCTGAACGCCTTGGCAAGTGCCTGACGGCCCATGATGTGCGTGCAGTACACGTCCACCGTGCCCGTCGAGCCCGAACCGTCAGAGGCGTTCGTGAACACCTTGGCGCGCGGGGTCTCGATGAAGCGGACCGATTCGAACTTGCCGATTTCACCGTTGTAGATGCCCGTCGGGTCGACGTAGTTCGCGGGCGTGCGCCACGCGGCGGCGTCGGTTGCCGAACGGAAGTCGTACGACACGTCTGGGCACGTCACGGACAACCTGGTCGATTGAATCGCCAGCGTTGTAACCGATGATGTTGGCGGCGGCGCTGTCCACGTCAAGGAACGCGGTGCCGCGCAACTTGGCCGTGGTGACAACTGCGTTGCCGTACTCGTTGAGGGTGACGGTCACCTGGCTGTCCGAGAGAGCCGTCGGGGTGACATCCGTAACCTCGTTGAGGGTGGACGTCGCGGCGGCGATGTCGGCAAAGATGGTGAACGTGACGCCCGAACCAGGCATTGCCTGCTGGGTCGGCTGAACGTCTGCGGCCTGGTCGAACAGGAGTTCCGAACGCAACGCGAAGTACGCGAGGCGGTCAAATGCAACCTGGTCTACAGACAGCGAAGAGGTAGTGGTCTCTCCTGCCATGATTTCTGTTTCCTTTGGTTAGAGGTGGTTATTGAAGTGCTTGCCGTGCCTCTGCCAGGATTGCTTCTACTTCTCTTGGGGACTCAGCCTTAGCAAGCCTCTGATTCCAGTCAACGGGTGGCTGGGCTGTCTGGCTTCCTGCCGCAATCTTTGCGACTTTCTGCCATCCTGCCGCCTCCACCTGGGTTGGTGTGGCATCGGGGGGACTAATCAACTGTGCCTCCACAGCGGCCTGTCGGATTGCGTCAGGGTTGAGTTCGCCGTCGTAGCCTTTCATGAAGTACTTGGCCATCGGTGAGTTCGGGTCTACACCCGCCTTCACGAAGGCAAGTTCACGTTGGGCGGCGTTGGCGGCCTCGACCTGCTTTCGCAGTTCGGCGGCTTCCTTCTCCAACTGCTTCATCCTGGCTCGAACTGGGTTCTGGCCTCGGCTTTCGGCTTCGTCGAAGTCGCTGTCGTAGTTGTCAATGTCTGACATTATGGCACTCTCCTTTTACCCACACCACAGCGGAGGACTGTGGTGGCTGTTTGATTGGTCACCCCGTATGCACCATGCGAGTCGGGGGGCGCTCGCAAGGGTTCCTACTGTTAGAAGTATCGTTAGGAACAGTAGTCCTGT